GACCACCGGCTCGGGCTCGGTGCCCGGTAGCTGGTCGCCGGTCACCGTCACATAGCCGGCCGGACCGCAACCGAACACCTGCACCTCGGGCGTCTTGTCGACGCCGATCGGGGCGTCGGCCGGGACGCGGATAATCGGCATAGCGCGCGGGGGCTGCCGGACCAGCAAGTAAAGCCGCAAGCCGGCACCGCTCGGCGTCACCTCGGTATAACTGCGCCCATATTTTAGGAGCAGTTCCTCGGCCCAGGACGTCAGCGCGCCGGTTGCCGGGTCGCGGCAGGCGTCCATATCGAGCGCCAGCAAGCGCGCGCCGTCGACGTCGACCCCGTCGGTGAAAGTGAACCCGATACCGCCGTCGGCTGCGACCAGCTCGTCGGCGACGGCTGCGAATGGTAGGCGGTTGCGCGGGTCGAGTGTCGAGCCTGTAGGCCGCTTGGTAGGCTTGCCGCCGTGGTTTTTCACCAGCCGCCAGGTTGTCCACCGATTCGCCTCGAGCAGCGCGCGCGGGATGCAAGTCCGCGACCGCGCGCTCGTGCCCCGAGTTGTCCGCCCGTTTTTTCGACCCATGACCGCAACCGCCGCCGAAAGCGGCGGACCCCCGACTATGGCAGAACGTGCCGGCTATGCCAAGCGGAAAAGCCGCGCGGAATATCTCGGGAAAAGCCCTTGGCAGAAATCAGGCGACGCCGGTAGAGTGCCCGTCGCTAATTTTACGTGATGCCTGAACTATACCCGCACCAGGCCGCCGGGGTTTCCTGGCTGGCCGAGCGCCGCCGCGCTCTACTGCTCGACGAGCAGGGCTTGGGTAAAACGATCACCGCGATTGTAGCCGCCGATCTGGTGCGCGCCGAGCGCGTTTTGGTCTTGTCGCCGACGGTCGTCCTGTGGAATTGGGCGGCCGAGTTCCGCGCGTGGTCACCGGACCGCCGCGTGCAGGTAATCGAGAACGGGAAAACCGACATCGACCCCGCCGCCGACGTCGTCATAACGACGCACGGCCTACTACTAAGCGGTTGGGTCTATACGCAACTGCTCCGCGCGTCGTGGGATCTGCTGGTGGTCGACGAGGTCCATATGTTCCGCACGCGCTCGGCGCAGCGAACAAAAATTTTATACGGCACCCATGGACACGGTCGCGACGCGGCCGTCGTCGCGCATTGCGCGCGGGTCTGGGCGCTGACCGGGACGCCGATGCCGAACAACGCCGCCGAGTTGTGGACCCACCTCTGGGGCTTGTTCCCCGAGCGGATCGAAGGGGCCACCAGCGGCATACCGCGCAGTTTCCACTCCTTCCGCGCCCGCTACTGCCAAACGCGAGAGACGCCTTGGGGTACCAAGGTCATTGGTAACCGCAATCTGGAGGAGCTGCGCGAGAAAATCGACGGCGTGACCCTGCGCCGACTGAAAGCGGATTGCCTGCAAGACCTCCCGGCGATCCGCTACGAGTCGGTCGTTCTCAATTCGACGGCGAGCTCGTGGGGATTGGTAGCGGATATCGAGGACAAGCTACGGGCGGACATTCTCGCGGCAGTCGAAAACGAACTCGACCCGAACGCCACCGCCGCGCAGAGCTTCGCCGCGCTCAAGGGCCAAACCGAATTCGCTCGGTGGCGGCATTTGTGCGGGTTGGCGAAGGTCGCCCCGGCCGCCGAATTGCTCGCGATGGAGCTCGAACATCGGGGCCTCGAGAAGGTCGTCGTATTCGCGCACCATTCGCTGGTGCTCGCGGAACTCGAAAAGGCGTTGGCGGAATACCAGCCCGTGCGGATAACCGGCGCGGTCCCCGCCAAGCAACGGCGCGGGCTCGTCGAGAAATTCCAGAACGACCCCGAGGTCCGCGTCGCGCTCTGCCAGATCGTCGCGGGCGGCGTGGGCATCACGCTCACCGCTGCCAGCGACGTCGTGTTCGTCGAGCTGTCGTTCGTCCCCGGTGAGAACGCGCAGGCCGCCGACCGATGCCACCGCATCGGCCAGGTCGAGCGCGTTCGCGTGCGCTTTGTCGCCTTGGCCGGGACCGTCGACGAGCACGTCGTCGCCGCGTTGAAAATCAAAACCAAAATGATCCGCGAGGTGATCCAGTGACCGCCCCGCACAAACCCAAACCCGAACCCGAGGAACCCCTACCCGTGAATATCACCCTGAGTATCTCCGCATCCGAGCCCGAGGACGTCGACCGCGTCGCGCGCATCCTGCGCGACGGTTTCGGCACCGCCGTCGGTACCGATATCGTCGTCGGCGACCAGCGTTACGTGCGGACCCTGCCCGACGCGACCGCGAACGCGGCCACCGAACCGCCGGTCGAGCCGCCGGCCGAACCGCCGGTCACCGAAAAGCCCAAGCCCAAGCGCGGCCGGAAGAAAGCCGCCAAGAAAGCCGCCGCCAAGCCCGAGCCGAAACCGGAGCCCGAACCGGAACCGTCGGCCGCCCCGTCCCTCGACGACCTCCGCGGCGCTGTCCGCACCTACATCGAAACGCACGACGTCGGGGCCGCGAAGGCGATCCTTGAGACCTACGACGCCGCGAAACTTAGCGACGTCGATCCGGCGCGCTATGCCGAACTCCACGCGGAACTCGGGGCGGCCGGATGACCGGGCACGCCAAGCTATCGCCCTCGTCCGCTCACCGCTGGATGGCTTGCCCCGGCAGCGTCGCGCTATGCGATGGCCTGGCCGACGTGTCCTCGAAACACGCCGAGCTCGGGACGTTCGCGCACGACGTCGCGGCCGACTGTCTCGAATGTGATACCGACGCGGCGACATGGGTAAATGGCAAGGCCGACAACCCCTGCACCGAGGAAATGGCGGGCTACGTACAGGAGTATCTCGACGAGGTGCGCGCCTATATGTTCGGCGGCGCGTCGCTGTTCGTCGAGCAACGAGTCGACGTCTGCGAATCGGTGGGCGAGGTCTACGGCACGGCCGACGCGATCGTGCTCTCGGGCGACGGTAAAAGCCTCGACGTGTTCGACTTCAAATACGGCGCGGGCGTTTTCGTCGGCGTCGAGGACAACCCCCAGCTCTGGGTTTACGGCCTCGGCGCGCTTGAGACCTTGCCCCGCAAGGACGGCGAGGAATCGAACCGCTGCGACGACGTCGAGGTCGTAACCGTCCACATTGTACAGCCGCGCCACCACCAGGGCGGCCACCACTGGCAGGATATCCCCGTCGGCAAGCTGCGCGCGTGGGGCGAAAAGACCCTGCGCGACGCGGTCGACGCGACCAGCATCGCCAGCGCGCCGCTGGTCGCTGGTGAACATTGCCGCTGGTGCTTGGCGAAACCTACCTGCCCGCAACTGCGCCGCGCGGCGCTGGAGCATACCCGGCACCTGTTCGAGGACGAGGACCTCGCCGTGCCTGCGAAAACTCCACCGGCTCCCGAGTCGCTGACGCCCGAGCAGATCGCGGCGGCCCTCGCGGCGTTCCCGGTGATCGAACAATGGCTCAAGGCTGTACGCGAGCACGCCTACGACCTGGCGAGCGCGGGCGCGATCCCACCCGGCTACAAGCTGGTCGGAAAGCGCAGCATTCGCCAATGGAAAGACGAAGCCGTGACGGTGCTCGCGCTCGAGGCATTCCTGCCAGCCGGCTCGGCGATCTATGCGCCGCTAAAAGTGCTCTCGCCCGCGCAAGCGGAAAAGCTGTTGCCGAAAGGCGAGCGCGAGATCATCGCGCAGCTAACGCACAAACCGAAAAGCGGAACCACGTTGGTTCCGGCCTCGGACAAGCGCCCGGCGGTCACGCCTGGCGACGTGTTCGGGGAACTCTCCCCCTGTGACTGAGAATGAAAAGCTGATAGGAGGCTTTATCCGATGACTGTAGAAATCTCCCCGACCGAGATCGTAACGCCGCCGCTGCGGTTGGCGTTTCCTGCCCTGTTTGAACCCAAGCCCACGTTCAAGGGCTCGGACGAAAACAAGTACCAAGCGGCGCTCCTGATTCCCGACGACGTCGACCTCGGCCCGTTTTACGACTGCGTCAAGGCGGCGATGATCGACAAGTGGGGCAAGGCCGTAAAGCTGCCGACGCGGAGCAACCCGATAAAGTCGTGCGACGAGAAAGAGCTCGACGGCTACGCCGAGGGCTGGCACTTCATCAATACGAAATCGGGTTTCCAGCCCAACGTGATCGACCAGAAGCGCCAGGAAATCCTCGACGTCGAGCGGATTTTCGCTGGCTGTTGGTGCCGGTTCCACCTGACCGCGTACGCATGGGACCACCAGACCGGCGGCAAGGGCGTCTCGTTTTCACTAAACGCCGTCCAGCTCGTCCGCGAGGACGCCCGGCTCGACGGCCGCCGCGCCGCGACTGACGTTTTCGACGCGATCGAGGTCGACGTCGACGGGATCGGCAGCCGGGACCAGATCGACAACCTTTCGGATACCGCCGAGGACTTGTTCGGATGAGAGGTAAGCGCATCCGGCTAATGCTGCCCGAGGGTTTCCCCTCGGTGAAGTGGGGAGCCCCCGGCTCCAAGTTCGGCGGCTGGGCGATCTGCTCGGGGATACCCGGTAAGCCGAGGCGCGGCTGCCAGTGGTTAGTCGTCGGCTTTCGTCGAACGGACGCCCAGGCCCAGAAAGCCATGCGCGAGCTACCCGCGAGCGAGGGCCGCGCTATGGTGAACCTCGGTTACGAGCGGTTGCAGCTCGTAGCCCCCGACGGTCAGGTGCGACGCTGCGCCGAGACCGAGAGGAAAATGCTGTCTTGATATTTTGCCCGGTCGGCCCGCCGCGCGGCCCGCGAGATCCGCGCGTACCCCTCCATCCTTCATCGAGGCCGGCCGGGCTTTTTCTCCCCCTATAGGTAAATGCATGAGTTGGCTTTATGTGCCGGGAATGCCGGACTGTCCCTCGGACTCCGAATCGCTGTCCCTGGATCTAGAGCTCGCCTTGTGTGTATGGTGGAGAGGGAAGCCTTCGCCGCCGCGGACCTGGTTGGGAAGATTAAAGCGGGCACCCTGGACGACGCGGCTGTCTTTTCTGACGTCGCCACGTTCGACGGGCGACCGTGGAGTCGAGTCCCTAATCTCCTCGTTAGCGCGGGGATACCCTGCCAGCCCTTCAGCGCAGCCGGTAGCCGACTCGGCACCGCCGACCCTCGCTGGCTCTGGCCCCACGTCGAGCGAATCATCGAGGAGTGCGAGCCCGCGCAAGTGTTCCTCGAAAACGTCCCCGGACTTGTGCGTCGCGGACTTACCCCCGTCCTACAAGGACTTACCCGCCTCGGGTTCGCTGCGGAATGGGACCTGTTCAGCGCGGCCGCGGTTGGCGCACCTCACCTCCGCAAAAGGCTGTTTGTTCTTGCTACCCACCCCGGCCGCGAGTTCGTACGGCCGGAATGCGGGGGGCCAGAATCCGGGCAAGGACCGACCAAGCCTGGAGACGATGGCCCGGAAGGGTCTACTACCCACCCCGACCGCGGGCGACGGCAAGAGCTCAGGGTCGCGGAATCTGGAGGGGAGCAAAGCGCACAAGGGGACGAGCCTAACGGATTACGTCAAGTTCGGGAACTCGACGACGCCGCGGCTATGGCCGACGCCGCGGACGATCACGGGGGGCGCGGAAAGCGCCGAACGCAAGCAGGAGCTCGGGCGGACGGCGAGCGGCGGCGGGGATCTACAGGCGGCGGTCAAAATGTGGCCGACGCCAGCGTCGAGGGACCACCGGCACCCGAACGCGAAGCCTTACAGCGAGCGGGGCGGGGGGAAGAAGGGCGAACAGCTACCGAATGCGGTTGGTGGAGCGTTGAACCCGAATTGGGTCGAGTGGCTCATGGGATTACCGATAGGGTGGACCGGCTGCGGAGTCTCGGAAACGGAGTTGTACCGCTTTGTGCGGCGTATGCGTATCGAACTCTCGCGGCTCGTCTCGGCCTCGCAGTACCTGGAGACTGAGGACTTACTGGAGTAATGAAACACCGCGACGGGCGTGCGCGATGCGTAAAGGGCAGGCGGGCCGACCACGTCGTAGGCTTCGCGTCGGTGGAATGCGCCGGATGTGATTCCGAAGTTACTTACGCGACCACCGAACGGCCGGCCGCGTGCCCGCTGTGCGGGACGCCGCTACCCGTGGACGATAGCGCGGTGCGGGTGGCCGACATCGCAGGCGCGTCGCGGAAAGGCGGGACGCCCGCGTTCATCGCTGGGCGGCTGGGCCGCATGGTGGAGCACAAGAACAGGCGCAACGAATGAACCCGCGCCACGGTATCCTCGGCGTCGACATCGAGACCTCGTCGGCCTGCGACATCAAGTTCGGCGCGTGGGCTTACAGTCAGCACCCGTCGACGATTGTCTACTGCGTCGTATTCGCGCACGCCACGCGCTCCGGTGATTACGCGACGATCGCGTGGCAACCTGGCGACGAGCTGCCGCAGGACGTCGTCGACTACCTGGAGGACGGCGGCCTGGTGCTCGCCCATAACGTCGGTTTCGAGCGGTCGATATGGGAGAACATCCTGCGGGGGCACTGGTTCCCGCCTATCGCCGCGAGCCGGTGGCGCGATACGCAGGCCCTCGGCCGGGCGCTAAACCTGCCGTCCTCGCTCGAGGGGCTTGCCAGGGCGCTCGGATGCCCGGTGCAAAAGGACCTCGAGGGCGGGAAACTCATGCGCGCCATGGCGACCGCGACGCCGGCTGACGGGGGCGGGTGGTCGTATCCCCACGACACGCCCGCGAATCGCGAGCGCCTGCGGGAGTATTGCGCGCAGGACGTCGCGGCCACGCTCGACTGTTATTTCCGAATGCCCGCCTTGTCGAAGGCCGAGGCGGCGGTCTGGCGGGTCGACCAGGGCATAAACTACCGCGGCGTCTACCTGGACCGAGCATTCGCCGACCAGTGTTCGGCCGTCACCGCCGCCCGCAAGCGCGAGCTCGACGACGAGGCGTTCCACGTCACCGCCGGCGAGCTCGCGAACAGTACGGCCGCGCCTGCGCTCAAGCGGTGGCTGGTCGGCAAGGGCGTCGAGCTCCCCTTGGTGGCCCGGAAGCGGGCCAACGGGGCGACCGTCGAGACAGCGTCCACCGATAAAGCGGCCGTCGCGCAGATACTTAGCGACCAGGCGCTCGCGGCCGACGTGCGCGCGGTGCTCGAAAACCGCCAGGAAGCCAACAAGGCCACCAGCCTCGCCAAGCTCGAGCGGGTCGGCCGCATGATCGGCGGCGACGGCCGGCTGCGCTTCGCGCTTCAATTCGAGGGCGCGCATACCGGCCGGTGGACGTCGTCGGGGTTGCAGATCCACAACTTACCAAAGGACAAAATGAGCCGCGAAGCGGGCGAGCTGGTGCGGGCCATGCTCAAACGCGGGAGCCTGGACGGGCTCAAGATCGCGGCCGACCAGCCGCTCGCCGCGATATCGCAATCGCTCCGGTCGGTGATCGCAGCGCCGCCAGGCCGCGAGATTATCGCGGCGGATTACTCCGCGATCGAGGCGCGCGTCGTCGCGTGGCTCGCCGGCCAGGGCGACGTCGTGCAGTTGTTCCGCGACGGCGTCGACGTCTACACCTACGCGGCCGAGAACGTCGGGAGCGCCGACCGACAGCTCGGTAAGGTCTGCGTCCTCGCGCTCGGCTACGGTATGGGCGCGATAAAATTCGCGGACACGGCCGCCGCGTGGGGTATCCCGCTGGAGCTCGGCGAAGCGCAGACAATCCAGCGCGCTTGGCGCGAGGCTAACGACAGGATCGTCGGCTTTTGGGAGACCTTAGAGGAGGCCGTGCGCGACGCCCTCGCCGATCCCGGCGAGACGTTCCTGGCTGGCCGGATCGCGGCGACGTGTTGCCGCGATTGTCTAGCCTTGCGGCTACCGTCGGGCCGCGTCCTGCGCTACTGGCGGCCGTGGACGCGGACCGCGGCGAAGCTGGTGCGCTACGTCGACGACGACGGCCATATCGCGGAGGCGGAACGGATATCGAACGAGGTCGGGTTCTGGGGGATGGGGCCGGACCGCCGTAGCATGGTCCGCGAGTCGACTTACGGCGGCAAGCTGGTCGAGAACGTGACGCAGGCCGTCGCGCGCGATCTGCTGGCCGAGGCGCTGGTGCGCTTGGACGGCGTCGAGCCTTACGACGTGGTTATGCACGTCCACGACTCGATCGCGGCCGAGGTGCCCGAGGGCGCGGGCGACGTCGGGGAGTTTTGCGAGGTCATGGCGGCGACGCCGCCGTGGGCTGAGGGCTTACCGATCGCCGTCGAGGGCTACCGCGACCGGCGCTTTAGGGGGTAGCGTCTTCTAGCCTTGGGTCGCGGTTGCTTCGACGACGCCCTGCGCGAAGTCGGCGACGCGCCGCATATCGGCGGCGCTTACGATGACCTCGGGGGCCCACTTGTCACCGCCGTCGAGCAGGAGGGCGTAGCCGTCTGTATGCGTCGCGAGCGTCTCGGCGTAGTAGCTGTAGCGCGTCGCTTCCTCGCCCGCCCAGAAGCGGACCGCAGCGCGGCCCATTTCGGTCTCGGCGCGGAGGTGGTAAACCTTGCCGCAGTTGGTCGTGATAGCGAGAGGGGAAAGGCTGCTGGGTGCTGGTGACTTCATGCCAGTAAGATACCCGCAAGGCTGGGGGTTTCCACCCCTTTCCACTCTTTTCTGCCGCCCCGTGCTTTTCCGGTCTACCGGGTCGCCAGGTCGCGGCGGCCTTTCAGTCGCGCCAGCCGTCACCGCGTCGCCAGTGCCAGACGCGATGCGCGAGGATAGCCCACGCCAGACCGGGGAGCGTGCGCGCGAAATAGAACTGGGGGCGTCGCTTTGGGTCGAGCGCATCCGGCGGCACCTCCAAAGCGTAACGAAATCGGCGCGGGGGGTGCCCCGGCCCTAAGTCTATATTTTCCCGCCAGGCCCCCAGCTCGGCGGTCATTTCGACCCCTCAGATTGCTCTGTAAGGGCCTCGGAGCTCTCGGGTGGTCTTCCGCTAGGGCTGGAATCGGCGGGCCCTGCGGCGGGATCCTCGAGGCCCTCGAGATCCTGCGCGACCAGCTCGGGGTCCTCGAGATCCTGCGCGACCAGCTCGAGACCCTCCAGCCGCCGGCGTAGCTGAACCCAGACAATGAACGACCAGCCGGCAATATCGAGGATTTCGTCGAGGAGCTCGTCGACGGTATCAGGCCGGTCGAAACTGGCGTCGCCGTATTCCTGGGCACCGGCTACAAGGCGGGACTCCAGCCGGGCCAGGAACTCGAGTTGCAGTTTCCGAGATTGGGCCTTGCGCGAGGTATTGGTATCGGTTGACATGGGGCGACTATGGTTGAAAATCAGAAGTTGGGAACGCCCCTGGTCCTCGGGGGCCAAGGCCGTTCGTCTCAGGAAGTGGTCGCGTCGGCGGCCTGGCTGGCCGTCCTATTCGCGATCGGGCTCGGTATCCTAGGGGGCGCGCTATGCCTGGGCCAGTGACATTTCGCGAGCTCGTCGACGAGGCCCGCACGTCCGGCCGAGCCTCGCACCTTCGGCCCCGGCCGATTAGCTGGGCGGCCAAGCGTTGCGGGGTATCGGTCGCGCACCTGTATAACCTGTTCAACGGGGCCAAGATTGCGCCGCCGTGGACGGTCGCCCTGATCGCCAAGGGCCTCGCGGTCGAGGTCTCGGTCGTACAGCAGGCCCTCGACCGCTCCCGAGCCGAGACGCTGGCGACGTGAGCCGCGTTTATATAGCGGGACCGATGAGCGGGCGGCCCTTGCTCAATTTCCCCGCCTTTTTCGCGGCGGCTATCCAGCTCCGCGACGCGGGTCTCGTCCCGGTCAACCCGGCCGAGGTCGATATGGCGCTGGGGTTTAATCCGGGGCTGTCGATGGAGGCGCAGGGCTGGAACCGGGAGGACTGTTTGCAGCGGGATTTCGGCCTCGTGGTAACCTGCGACTGGATCGCGCTACTAGGAGGCTGGGAAACGTCCGACGGGGTAGCGCGCGAGATCCGGGTCGCAGCCACGCAGGGCATAGCCCCGCGGTCCTTGGAGGTGATCCTCGCGGACCCCGACCGCTACGGCTAGACCGGCGCGGTACCCTTCCGGCCCGTGATCGGGCCGCGCCACCAGCGGACGCCGACGTAACCGGCGGCCAGGGTCAGCACGCCGTCGAGGATTTTCATTAGGACGGGCTCCCAGTCGCCCGCCGCGACGCCGACCAGCGAGGCCATGATCGCGTCGAATTGAATCGACGTCATGCTGCCGCTTTTCACCTGTTCGGCGAGCACCTCCTCGATCGTCTTGAGGTGCTCGGCGGTCATGCTGCACGAGCTCAAGAAGGGGATACACAAACAAACGGCCGCAATGGGATAGACGTAGCGCATAGTGGGGCTCTCAGGTTTTGGAAACTAGTTGAACGATCCAGGCGACCAGACCCCCGAGGGCCATAGCCACCGCCAGGAATACGCGGCCGCCGGCGCGGGCCGCGGTTATCGACAGTTTGACGTCCTCGACCCCGGTACGGATAGCGCGGAGGTCGGTTTTCAGGTCGGTAATTGCCGCGGCCTGGACGCGGCTATACGCCTCGAGGGACGCGATTCTACTCGCGTGGTCGTCGTTTCGTCGTTCGGTTCCATCCCACCCCATAACGCACCGGCTCACTTTAGGGGGATCGGGCGGATACCGTAGGACGCGGCGACGATGATCCGGTCGCCCGCGACGCCGACCGGCTCGGGCGGCAAAACGTAGGGCTGAATAACGCAATGGAACGTCTCGAGCGTCTGCTGGATTACGGCGCTGCATTCCTGCGCGCGCCTGGCGGCGTCGTCGCGTTCGTCGGGCGTGCCGTCGACGAGCACGGTCTCGTCCCCGACGTCCTTGGTCTTGGTGGGGGTCTTGGTGTCGGGCACGAGCTCGGGTTGGGCGGTTTTAGTCATGCTGTTAGGTTAGCGTTCAGAAACAATCTTGCCAGCCTGAGCCGTTATGGCACTGGAGCTTGTTAGTGGTCGTGTTGTAGTAGACGCTCCCGGTTTCCTGCGAGATCGCGTCTCGCTGCGAGGTCGTGCCCTTGGGTGGAATGAACGTCTGACCGGTGACGCTGCCCAGGTCGAGGATTGCCGTCGCTGTCGGGTTGCCCGACCCCCCTATCCGCATCCCGGTAGACTTCACCCGAATAAGCTCGGTGCCGGTCGTCGTGTTGAGGCTGGCCGCGACGTAGATCCCGATAGCCGTCGAGGCGTTTACGCTGCTGTCGCCTCCCCCTAGGGACAGCTTGGATACGGAGTTGGTGTTTCTCAAGTACGCAATGGCGACCGTCTCCTCGTCGGTGTCATAGCTCGGCACGACCAGAAACCCCTTTTTCGTCGCGTTGTCTGCGGCGCTGTCCGAGACGGTCAAGTGCGGGGCCGTCCCGACTATCTCCAGGCCCCCGGTCATGGCATCTGAGCCGTCCTTGTCGAGCTTGTCGTCGGTCGATACGACGCCCTGGGCGGTGAATTGTTTCCATGAGGCCGTTTGCCTGTCGTAGTACTCCGGCGTATCGACGCTCGGCGTTACGTTGGTATTTATCCGTATCTCACCGCCGACCTTGGTAATCGTGCTTTGCCTCTGGGCGGTCGTCCCGCGGGGAATCACGAAAGCCTGGCCGCTCTGGTTGGTGTCGCCCGTCACGTTTTGCACCGCGCCCCGGCAAACGACCTCGCCAGACGACTGGCTAATAACACCACTGAACAGCTCGATCTGATTCCCGGCGCTGTTGATCTGCTTAAGAACCAGCCCGTGGTCGTCAGTATCGACCGGGTCCTGCGCGATTATGATGGATCCGCTATTTAGGCCGCCGTCCGTTCCCGGCGTCCCGAGGGCGAACCCGACGCCAGGCGCGACGGTGACATACGAAACCGTCGACAGCGTGTGTACGTTGGTCTGGCTGCCGATTCCGAAATAGTCCTCGAGCTCGAGGTGCGGCGGCGTGAATAAAATACCACCGTGCGCCGTGCCGCCTCTCGCCCTAGAAACGTCTGGCTGTTGCACGTAGGTCCACTCTGCCGAGGCGTTGTCCTGGCCTCCCCACGAGCGCACGGCCAGGACTTGAGGCCGGACCGACTCGTCGTCCCGCACGGTCTCGAATTCTGCGTCTGGGTTATGGGTAAATGAGGGGTACCCGTTCACCATGAACTGCGGCCGGAAAGCCATTTCGGCGAACGACTCCATGGTCGGGTGGTGGATGACGAACAGGCTCTCGTCGACCGTGGACGTGTCGCCCACCGATTCGCGTATCAGGGCTGCCCCTGGCCCGCCGCCAAGAGACTTCCCGTTGCTCTGACCCCAGTAGCCTCCCTGCCCACTACCCGGCATCGTCCACGGAGGATCTTCTTCCCCTTCCCAGCCGGGGGGAACTGATCCCGGCCCGTACCATTGTCCGGGCGGCATGGTTCCATTATCGCCACCCGGCGGCGGGGGAATGTTGATTGGCACGCGGGGAAGGGGAGCCGGTGGCCCTGGTGTTATCGGGCCGCCTTTCTTCTTGGGGTCTTCGGGCAGCAGATCCCACGAGTAAGGACCACCGCCGCGAGGCGCTCCACGGCTGCCAGTTTTCGGGCCGCTTCCTGAGTTTTGGCGTCCGGTATTAGGGCCGCCAGGCGCGCCCGTACCTGGAGCGGTGCCGGGACCGCCAGTAGTCGGGCCACCTCGGGGGGCTGTGCCTGGAGCACTGCCGGGAGTAGTCGGGCCTTTCCCTGGGGGGACACCGCCGGGGGGGTTTGGACCGGGAACGCTGGGACCACCAGTAGTCGGGCCTTTCCCTGGGGGTTTCTTGCCGCCAGTCTTCTTCCCAGGCGGGGCGTAATACGGAACCTCGGCATACCAACGCCAATGGCCTTCCTTGCTCCCGCCGGCCCACTTGTGCGGTAGGTCTTTATCCCAGCAGAGGTGTACCTTGCCCTTGAGTTTTAGAGACTTGACGTCGTGGGGATACCGCTGCCTCTCAAACAGCAACGGGCCGTCGTACTCTGAATCGTTGTAAAAGTAAGCCCCGGTCGCGATATGGCCGCTGTTCATTACGTGGCCGTCTGCGTCTTTCCCGTGTCGGTGCTTGTCGGTTTCGCTCCCTGCGTGGAACGGGCCGAAGGTTGTGGCGTGCGCCATGAAGGCGCAACCATGCGAAGCCTTCGGCGCAGGTTCCCACCGGCCGAAATTGTCGGGGGACCCGTAGTGAGTGTATTGCCCGTGTCCGCTTCCCCCGCCGCTCGAGCCACCGCCGCCGGTTAGCCCTCGCAGGCCGCCATTCCCGTCGGGGATAAATCCGCCGCCTTCTTGACCGTGACCGCCTCCCGCGTTGCCGCCGACGTTGCCAGGATCGCCGCCGCCTTCGGGGCCGCCTCGAAAGTCTTTACCGAACGAACCCCCTCTGCCCGCTCCCTTTCCTGTTAGCGGACCTTTTTGGCCTGGGCCTCCGGTAATCGGGCCGCCGCCGTCGATCTCGGCGAAGCATAAACCGTAACCGGCCAGCTCGTCGATACCGCTCTTTCCTAATTGCCACGCGAGGGAATTACCCTGGCCTAGTGATAGCGTTGCGATGTCACCCTCTAGCCCTGTCGGCATACAAATCACTCGCATCATCGACTGGAGCCGAGCATCGCGGCCAGCGTCGCGGGTTGCGTTTACGCAGAGCTCCCCCTCGGGCTGTAGGTCCATGACAATCGTGCCAGCGTTAGCGGGGCCACCGGCTTCGCAGTTTACCGCGACCAGGCGCGGGTCCGCGTGCAGCATTAGCTCGTGCTGGGCCGAGTGTGACGTCCCCGGCATAACGACGACCATGGTGCCCTGCGGGATATTCGGGAAAATGTCCATCGGCCAGCCGGGATACTTTCGCCGGTAGGCTTCCGTCACGCCGGGACTTGTCCCGCCTCGGTTGAACGGGAGCACCTGCGACGGGCTGACGGCGTGGCCGGTCTGGCCGGGTTTGAAACCTCCCGTGCAGCCGTCCCAGGTCATACCCGCGAACGCCTGCGCCCAGGATCCCATAGCGCGCTCGCCCCGGTCGGCGGTCTGCCAGAAAAACCAAGGGTGAATATCGCCCAGCGTCCCGAGGCCGTGGTCTGCCCCGTACTCCACCATCGAGCTCTCTGGGTCGCTGTCGTCCCCTGGGTCGGTCATTTTGACGAGCCGGCCGCCGACTAGCTGCTGGCGGATACCTTCGGGGACTCCGTACTCGTGATCCTGTAGGGGGAAGATTCCGAGCTGGGACCAGTCTGTAAAGCCTTGCGTCATATTTCACTCTTGAAAGGAACAATGCCCAGGATCCACTGGCGCGCCTCGTCCGGCAGCATGGCCGCCCGGCTGATCGTTTTCCGGGTGCCGGGGAATTCGTGTACTACCATCGTTTTAGACGAAGGGGCACCGCCTACCATGATCGTTGCGCCGCTCATGTTGCCCTTGAGTTGCATCCCGTAGCCGTCGGGCATCCGGCCAGCTATGCGGCCCATAAACGAATCGGCAAACGGCGCGATAGCTTCGGCGGCCAGGGACTTAGCGTAGGGTACAACTGCGCGTTTTTCGTTTATCCAGGTGAAGCCGCGAAGCTCTCGGGTGCCTTTCAGTAGCCCCGCGTCATTTATGTCGAGGTCACCAAGGAGGCCGAGCATTTCCTTGACCGTACGCTCGGGGTCGTCGTCGGTCATGTCGCGCGTTAGGTCTGGGTCCCATGCGAACATCGCCGTAGTCTCGGACGGAGAAACGAACAGGTCGAGCTCGGGGCCGTCGCCGTCTTGTAGCCGGAACTCGGTACGGAACAGCGCGCTTATATCCTCGGCCTCGATCTCCTCGACGTGGTACTGGTTCTTATTGTTCGGGGCCGCCGGGACGATGGTAAGTAGGACCTTTAGCTCCATTTGATCCTTCAAGAACAAAGCGTTTATATGCCCGGTCATTATGATACCCGCGCCCATGGCCCGCTGTTCCTGCATGGACAGCGAGCGGTCGGGGACGTGGTCCTCCCCGGCTGAATTCACCACGTTGCAAGGGACGATCGACTGCACGGTGCCGTAGGGCGACGTCTCCCAGCTCACGCGAAACACGCCGTTATCGCGGTCGATAAATGTGATCTTCGCCGGGCCAGCCGGCTGGGTCGCCATGTTCTCGCTCTTTTCCCCGCCGGTCAGTGGGTCGACAGCGTCGGGGTCGGGGACCGTGGATATATTCCGCCACTGGCCCTGCTTGTCGGGGTGTTTCCGCGACGCTATGCGCTCACCCTTGACCGTGGGAATAACGCACCACTGGCCCATGACCAAAGCGAACGCACGCTGGCCTGTTACTGGGTCGGCGGCTCCCCCGACGCGCGTGGCTTTGAGGTCGCGTATTCGTTCCATGTAGGCTGGATTGATTCGGAAGGTCTGGCGGAAATGCTGTCTTAGGGCCTGGACCCGCAGCATGATATTAGCGAAATCGTCCTCGCCTGCTGTTCCCCGCTTGTTATCCCCTCCCAGTACCCCCTCCAGGTCGCCCTTTAGCCAATGCCTCCGAATCGTGTCGAACGTCCAAGGTAGACAGCCCTCGGGCTTACCATTCTCGGGGTCCTCCATGGCTTCGAGCCATAGATCGACCGAGACCCACGTCCCGGCGGGGACCCGGTGGATTTTAAACTCGGAGCCTCCACCACCCCCCGGTCCGACGACGCTGCGAATCTTAAGATTCGTGATTGGGTCGACGGTGGGTAACACGTTCTCGAGGTAAGGGTCTTCGCGGTTAAACTGGACCGCGGTGTTGTCGTCGTAGTCGTCCTTGAAGCTGAACACGGCCTCGACCTCCCGCGTGAAATGGACGTTCACCTTAGACGGCCGTATCGCGGAGCGGTCTACGTGGACCCCGTGATCCCCGGCCCAGGTCGCGGGGCTTTTCTTTAGTACTTTATCGCCGTATGTTTTGGCGGCCTTAAAATCCGTGCCGTCGATAACGCGAGTCATGCCGCCCGTATCGACGTAGACCGTTGCGCCAGGCACAAACGCCAGGGCCCGCGCGATAGCTACGTCGCCCTGGTCACGGATAACGAGGTTCTGGATTGAGAACTCGCCGCCCTCGTCCAAGGGCCAAGACTCCTCGAACCACGTATCCCCACCGTCCCCCCCGTCGACGACCATTACCGCGTCTAGCAGGTTTTCGATTACTCTCTTAGCCGTCCACTTGTGGTCGGTGTCGAGACTGAACTCCTTAAAGTCGTACACGTCGACAGTGATATCGAGCTCGACGGGAACGTGATCGTAGAGGGTAGTACGGTCGCCGCTTTTCTTGGGTATGTTGTAATCCCGCGAAACGAACGTGTAGGCCCACATCCAGCGCCGGTCGGCCACGACGAACGAGACGCGGTTGGGGCTGTCGCTCGGTATCTCGTGCAGGATGTAGACGCCTTGGACCTTCTGTATACGGTTCTCGGCGTCTACGATTTCCAAGGTGAGCGGTTCGCCTATCTGCTGCTGTAGCTTGCCCCACGACTTTCGGTGGACCTGAAAGACGGTACTGTAGGGCTGCGTCCCGGTTACCAGTTTCCACATAACCGGACCTTTAGCCGCCAGCGAGACGCCGCCTAGCTTCACCGTGGACTTAATCGCTCGATATGACATTGCTACAGGCCCCAGTGCTTACCGCCGCCACTGCCGCCTTTCGGCCGTTTGTGGAATCGCTCGACGACTGTCTCGGTGAGGATCGATAGCTCGATCTGGTCGCCGGTTTCCGGGTCGCCGATGTATTTCCGCGTAACCTGGCTGGTGTTCTGGACGATATTCCAGCCGGACGTACTGACGTTTTTACCCCCTTCGACGCCCTTTATCGGCCCGGCCGCGCCGCCGGTCGGGTCTTCACCGAGGCGTCTTTTTGGTGTTTCGAGCCCGACGACTACCGCAGTCCGCGAGCATATGCGCTCGACTACGGCGAAACCTGGGTCGGCCTCGGCGACTAGCTCGTCGTCCTCGAATACCGGGGTGTAGTCGATGTTCCGTTGCTCTCGGTAGGCTACGGATTGCGAAATCTCCACCGGGGCCCCGCCCTTCGATGACTGGTAGAGGAACTGGAGCGAGACCGACATACGTTTAGAGGTCTCGTCGTAGCCGACCCGTTTGTCCTCGATGCAAAATACGGACGGCTCGTAGTTGGCCTCGAACAGCTCGGTGATATGCGGCCGGACCAGGGTCTCGTATACGTCTTGCAGGTTCGTACTCGCGCCAAGGGTGGCGACGTCTACCGCGCAGTCGTATGTCGCGATGACTCGGCGCAAACGGAACAGGCCTGGCCGGCTGTCGCCGGGGTGCTGGCTCGTGTCGGTGAATACGATACGGTGATCGCGTATGTTGGTATCGTCGTGGACGCCTGACGACTGCTGCGCCAGGAGCTCGACGTATTGCCGCGAGAAACTACAGGTGTCGTTGTTCCTGTCTTCGGTAAAGGCTTCGTCGACGAGCTCCCAGGCTGCGGTTTCGGATATGCCGTCGAGCAGGGTGCCCGATACGCTGTCGAATCCGTGCGTTTCGTGTTGGTACTGCGCCGACGCTTTCCGGTCTGCCACCGCGGTATAAACCCCGCGCATACTAACGATCCGCTGGCGGCCGGCTTCGTAATCGACGTGCATTTCCATATCGCGCAGGCCGTTTTTCGATGATTCTTCGGCGGGGAGCTCGGCCGATATATTGATTGTGTAGGCCCGGCTAAACCCTATGTCGCTCTCGCGGTCGCCGGCCTTGGCGATCGAGGACGTGCTGTTAAGTAGCGTAGTCCCCGCCGTGTAGGTCCAGGCGGTGCCGTCGATATCAATTTTCAGGCTGCGGTCGCGCTTTCTAAAGGCTGTCTCGAGCGCGTCGCTCAGTTGTTGCAGGCCGTTCGAGTCCGCGTCGTAACTCGTGCCGACGACGACCACGTCGAACACCAGGCGCAGGCCGTCGTAAGACTTGTCGATAACGTAGGGGCCGTGGAGCTGGTAGACGTCTGAGGTACCGCCTACCTGTTCGCCCGCCGCAGGGGAGGCGACGTTGGTGGCGTAGGTAATCGTAAACTTATTGTTAACTGCCATACGTCACTTCCAGAACTGCAAAGCCTCGGCGAGTTTATCTACGGCCGTCGCGAGCATTCCGCTTATACCTGTCATAATGCGCTTTAGAATGTCGTCGATTTTCGGCCCCGAGAAATCCCCATGCGCCTCGAAGCGCGAACGCCCCTCCTCCTCCTCGCGATATTCGGCGACGCGCTGATCGAAGAAGTTTTTAGCGCCTGCTGGGATCGCGTTCTCGACCCCGGCCTGGTAGCCGAACGCCTGGATGGTTTCCTCGCGGGCTTTTCGCGTTGCCCGCGCTTTGTCGTCCAGGTCGCCGAGAAAGAACTCGTTAAGCTGCGCGCCGATTGCACTAAAAGACTCGCCGACCACGTCACCGACGCCCGACGACGTCGCCCCGCGGACCGCCGCCATACCGACGCCGATACCGCCGCCGAGCCCGACCGCGCCCATACCCTTACCGACAGCTCGACGAACACCGCCGGCGATACGGCCGCCGGTCTTTTGCGCCCGCTTGGCTAGATCGCGGAGGTCGCCCTTCGCCTGGCGGGTGTCGAGCTTTAGTTTTACTTCTGCTTGGTCGGCCATGGGCTACTTGTACCCCGGGCCCTGCGGGCCAGTGTAATTTCCGTCGTCGTCATACCAAGGCGTAGACCACCCGAAACCGACCCCGGGGCCGCCCGGTTGCGCCGTGCTGGGTTTGCCGTGCGGGATAGCGTCGGTTCGGGCTCGCCTGAGCTTTTCGACAGCCTCGTTACCCCCGGCAGCCACCCACCCCTGAGTAAAGAGACCCGCCGCCCGCAAAATAAGTATATCGAGCGTGCTGTTGACCTGGAACATATCGTCCTCGAGGAACTTGCTCGCGCCCTTTAGCTCCTCCTCGCGGGCCTCCCGTATGTCGTCGAAGATCGACTTTAGCTGGCTGTTGTTTGCCCCGTCCTGCGCGATCATGCGGACGATATGCCGGTCGCCGCTGAAGCGTTTCCGGGTGTCCATGTACGAACGGGCCTCCTCGTCCGAGTCCCCCAGGAGCATTTTATTTACCTGGGCCCCCATATTCTCCATCGACCGGCCAGTGCCGAGGCGTATCGCCACCACCGCCGCAACGACCACCGCGGCGACAATCGCGCCGATCGGGTTCGCGACCGCGGCCCGGCCTGCGCCGCCGGCTACTTGTCTCCCGACAGCCGAGGCGGCTTTCATCGCCCCGCGGGCACCTTTCGCAGCCGATACGGCGCGCCTCCCGCTCCGCGCGGTCCGCGCCCGTCGCAGTTTCCGAGCGGCCCTGGCCTTAGCTATCCGGCGTAGTACGCTCCTTTTCTTGCCTAGCGCGGCGGTCCTGCGTTCTTCGCGGGCCTGGTGCTGGGCCGACCCGCTGTATTGCGTGTCGAAGCGCGGAATCAGGACCATGTCGTCGCGGTTCGTCACGATGCTAACAGGCTCCCGACCTCGGCCTCGCTCGTGCCCTCGACCTGAAAGCTGCCGCTGGAGTGTTTGCGGGAGCTGTATTCGGCGAAAACGCCGTAGAACTTGCTACCGACGACCGTGTGGGTTGTCGTTGCAGCCGTGCCAGTGTAGACGTCTACGTCGAAATCGTCAGGCGACGCCGGGGCGGCTGAGTTAGCGTATCCGAAATGGTATTGTTTGAAGTCGAACCGCCCCGAACAATGCGCCCCCTCCCAGGTCCAGGTCGTGCTGGCCCGCTTTATCTGCTGCGGGGCTGCGTAGTGTAGCGCGGACGTGCAGAGCGCCGATACCGTGAGCTCGTCGAGGACGATATGCCGGCCCGTGCCGATTAGCGTAGGGCTGCCCGTCGAGACCGACGAAACCAGGATTTTAGCCCCGTCTGAGCCCACCAGATCGCCCACCGTAGCGCGGACGCGCTCGGCTATCTCGGCAACCCCTCGGCCTACGGACTTCCCTGGGTTGGCCGTAGCCCCGCCTATGAGGGCCTGCTCGCCGAGCGGGTCGCCCGATACCTCGGCCGCCGTCAGGATATTGTAGGTCTGGGTCAGGAATTCCGGGTTTTCCGGGTCCGCGTCACCGCTCCCGAATCCCACCATGCACCACGGGAACCCGGCCGGGATCTGCTCCTCGGTAGGCGTCCCTGAGAATATATGGACGCCTCGAGCGCCGAAAACCTCGTCGGCCGCCCCGCTCGACCAGACGGCCGCCGCGAGCTTGTGCTTGAGTTGTTGCGCCATTTGCCAGGGGTTCACAGCGTCGCCTCGTCCGGTGGGGTGCCTAGAAACGAGCGGCAAACGTCGCGGTCCTTTTGGTCCGCCAAGGCCGCCTCCTCGCGTCTTTTGGTTACGCCGCCCATAGTCGGCGCAGGGGGGCGGCTGCGTATTGCTGGGCCTTCCTGCTGGAGCAGTTTAGACGCCAGGTCGGCCGCCATACGCCGCAACAGCACCTCCTCGGATTCGGGGTTGTCCTTCGCGTCGAGCCCTGCGTCGGCGAGGCTCGGGTCCACGACCGCGTAACCGATCGCGACCGCTATATCGGCGGCGTGCTCGTCGCCGAGAATCGCGAGCTGCTCCTGGTTGTCGTCCTCGAGCGCCAGAAACCACGCGATCGGCTGGGGGCTCCCGGCTCGCAGCCACCGGGCATAGGCTTCGTTCGTCAGTTCTACGGTTGCGCGTTTTGGTGGGGCCATGGTTTTCTCAGAGTGTCAGGTCGGCTAACCGACCGATCCGTAGGACGTTACTACTCGAATCCCTTAAACAGTCGATACCCAAGGCCAGGCCGAACTCCTCCGCACGGCTAAGGGCGATCTCCGCGCCCTCGCCGAGCTCGGGGATACCGTTGTATATCAGCACGGCCGGCGCGTGGATGATGTCGTCGGGCACGTATAGCAGTTTCACCGCGCGACCCGCCGACGACTGGCCCGGCGACTTGTTGCCGGGTACGTGCCAAATAGCGTGTTGCGTTACTGCGCCGAGCTCGTAGCCGTCCGCCAACAGGAGGCGGATAGCGTCGTCGTCCCACCCCCGCAGGAAGCACGTAAACAGGTAATGATTGTTCCCCTCGAGGACGTCCGTAGCCTCGCCCAGGGCCTCGCTCTCTACGCGGAACGACGTTCCGAGCGTTGTAAGCGCGCACTGGTTGGCCTTGCCGACTTCGGTGCCCCCGTAAGGATACGCCGCCGCCAGGTTCGTCGGTGCTAGGACGATCCGGCCAGGTGCCCGGAGGATACGCGAGACGCTACCGGCGGCCATTTATTACCTCCACGACTTCGTCTCCATGATCTCGACGCCGACGATTTCCTTTACGTCGGCAATCGTCCGCTTGGTTATCCCAACGATCGGCCGCGCCGAGACTTCGCCCTCGAGCTGTTCGCCGGTCCAGTCCGGGGATAGGAGCCACTCGAGATCGTCCCGCCAGGCGCTCCCCTTTTTCTCCAGCCACCGCTGGAGGAGCTCTTGCACCGACTCGGTGATCGGTAGCGACTTGATCGGGCCCCCCTTGTGGAGCACGCCCGCATAGGGGAGCTTGGTCCCGACGGCGATAACTCGCCGGCTAACGACACGCATGGCGATCGACTTTTTAAGCGCCCCCGTATCCATGAGCGCCGGCGTGGACTCGAAACGGCGTTTCGGTGGGGCCGCCTTGCCCATATGGAAATCGGCAATTATGCCGTACACGTTGGGGACGCCGCGCTCGTCCCATTTGTCCTTCCCGAGCTGCTGCGTTTTGAAAGCCTCCTGGGATTCGCTCACGATGAGCGCGCCGATCTGCTTTAGCGCCCGCCGGGGGTCGTCAACCGCGACCGACCACCGCTTGAACTTAGCGCCGGGTTTGAACGTGGCGCGAGCCATGGCCTAACCCTCCTGGGCGGTTCGCCTGCTCGGGAGATAGCTTACAGGTAGAGACTCCGTGTCGGACCATCCCCGCACCCGCTGGCCGTTAGACGTTAGTTCCGATTTTTGCTGTACGCCGCTGTTGCTGTTTGGCCCTCGACGTCCTCGCGGCCCGGTTTCTCGGACGCGGGCGACCAGGCCGGCCGCGCCGAACACCTCGTCCCATTCCACCTTGGCTATCGCCGAGCTCGAGCCGCCGCGCTCCCAGAGCATCGCGATCGTACCCCGCTTGGCGACCTCCAGGTGTAGGGCGTCCGTTGCGTCGAATGCGATCTGCGCGTACGCGGGCCACAAGTCGATAACGGCCTGGGCCGCGTCCTGGCCGGTGGCCGTCGTAATCGACGTCGCGCTGCGGTCGCGGATGTTGGTAAGCGTTATCAGGCCGTCGCCGTCGTAGCTCGCCACCACCGCTGTCCAGATCGTTGCTTTATCCGTCATGGGTTAGACCGGGTTCCCGATGTCTGGGCTAGAGGTTACAGGCTTTAGGTAGCCGAGGCCCGCTTTCCAGAGCCAGTACTGCACGATCCCCTTAGCGATATCGGACTGGGTTGTAGCGACCGTAAATTTGTCGTCCACGAGCCACGATACCGGAGCGTTGTCCTCGTGCCTGAGAAAGTAATACGTGCCGTCGATCAGATCCCACGGCGCGAGGATTGCGTCGTCCACGATTAGGTAACCGCTGCCCGCATCGTACCATTCGATATCGACGTCGAGAGCGTCCTGGTTGAACTCTTTAGGCCAACAAGTCTTGTCGAATGGGATAACTACCTCGGTCCATTCCGTGGCGTGCAACGAACTCACGGCCACCGTACGCACAGTCGACCCTAGATGTATCTTGAGCGACCCGCCGACCGCGGTGCCAGCGCCCCGTTTCGCCATGACCCGGAAGAAGTAAGGCGTATTATGGTCGATGCGTGAGATTCGCATATTGTCAAGCGTCTGTTTGACTCGGCCGGTGGCGGTGAACTTCATGCTCGCGTCGGTGCTGGCGTTCGGGTGCGAAATATAGATTTCGGCCGCCGTTGTCGATTGCGAGGGCACCGTCCCCGACACGAGGTCCCACCCCAGGAACTTCGGCGTAGCCGTTGCGCTGTAGGTCGAGAACGAGCTATTCCGTAGCAAGCTCCCGCCCTCGGCGGATCCGGCGTGGTGGTTGCGTATGAAGGCGCGGCCTGCTTCACCGCTTCCGTACCGCGGCGACGAGCCGCTCGTCTTGTTTAGTAGCGCGTCCTGCGATGACGCGATACCGATACACTCGAAGGACTCGGCGAATTCGTTTGTGCCTGTATTTTGGTCAGAACGGCACCTGAGATACTTCGTCTCGACCGTTGTGGCCTCCAGGTCGTAATCCATATCGTCCTTGGTCAGACGACTAAGGAGGCCGTTCCCGACGTTCGACCCGCCAGCCGATGCCGCCGCGTACGTCAAGGCCCGCGACTCGACGGTTACCGGCACCTCGTACAGGGCGCGCATAATGTCGTTTACGTTGCTGTAGCCCGCGCCCTCGGTTAGTAGCTTGGCGTAGTCAAACAGGCAAGGGGTGAGAAACTCCAGAACCCGCGCACCTGTTACCAGGTTTGAAAGGTCGGCCCGGTAGCTCGCTAACGAAGCCGTAACCGAGGAAGGTATGTATTCGCCTTCCAGCTCTGCTACGAGGTCGTCGTACTCGGCGCTATCGGTCCAGAGACCGTCGGCTGCGATCCTCGTGGTCTCGATCAGGTCGAGGATTTTCGTAATTTGGGTTCGTACTTCTGCGACTGTTAGGGCCATGGTCTGCTCTTTTGGTTGGGTCCTATGTCAAGATATCCGGCTCGCCGGCCTCGTGCCATACCAGCCCGGTCTTGTCCAGGGTCGCGGGATACACCTCGCCGCGTCTGGGTTCGTTCTGGTCGGCGCAGGGCGTCAGGAACATATAGCGCGCGGCCGGTTCGTCGTTCGGTTGGTGGACGTATCGCCGTATCGCGATCCCGCGGGCGTTCGCGTCCTTTACCGCGTCCTCGGTCGGTATCGTAATGACGAAGCCCTTGCGCGTACGCATATGCGCGTCGCCGATGTTCTTCCCCGTGCCTGGCTCCTCGTGGGTGCCTGCGTCCTCGGTAAAGCGGATCACCAGGCGCGGCAGAATCTCGCGCAGGGCGGCCAGTTTGTCCGCGGTCATATCCCGAACAAGGCCGCCGATAACGGGCACGCGCTGCTTCTCGTTCTTGAACCCTGGCCGGGGGATCAGTAGCTCGTTGATTTTCGGGAAGTTCAAGCCCCCACAATTGATCTGGGGGACGGGGCACTGGGGGGTAACGCCTACCCAGTAGGCGACCTGGCGCTCGTGCGTGACGCCGTGCGCGTCAAGATCGGCGACGAGCTCGTCGCCTGCGGCTTTCAATTCATGCTTACTCATTCCGGGGTTTCTCCGTGTCTAAGAGTGTCTAGGGGTTTATGTCAGCGGGCCGCCGTCCTAGAAGAACGGCGGCCCGCTGGCGCAATGTCGGGCCTTCTAGTTCGTAATCTGGATGGCCCCGAACGGGAGCGCGATCCCGCTACCGGCGCGGGTCTCCCACTGGATGTATTCCTCGCCAGTGCTGCGCGTCAGGTCGGAGTTGTTATCCCCTTCGAGGCTGGAGAATTCTTGTACGCCTTCGCGATCGAGGAAGAAGGTCGGCTTCTTGGGCGCGCCCTTCAGGAAGATATACCAGTCGTCGACGTCGGTTAGGCGGTTGGTCCCCCAGAGCTCGACGGTGCGGTTAGCTTCCTGCACCACGTTCGACGGGGTCGACCCGCTGGTGCCGACTTGGCGCGTCTGCTCGAAAGCCTCCTCCATTTTCTGCGTGATCTCCACCGGGTGGATAATCAGGAACCCCTGCTCGAGCACGTCGTCGCCGAGTAGCGGCTGCCCCTTGCCGTCTTGGAAGGACTTCCAACGCACGATCGACTCGTAGAAATTCGTCTGAATCTGCGCCGTCGTGGTGACGCCGTCGCCCGCGACGATGTTGCCGCCGCTCTCGCCGAAGCGGGCACCGCCGGCCCCGTCCGTCGCGTTGAACATCGCAACGCCGTCGGGTGCCAGCGGGACGGCCGGCATAGTCGACGCGCTGCCGGTCAGCAGGTCGAACAGCATACGTTCTGGAAGTAACGCGGCGCTGCTGGCGCATTGTCTAACCATGGTCATTAGCGAATCGGTCTGGTCGTCTTTGCGGTCGTGCTTAGACCAGGGCACCCGACGCGCCCACTCGTAGATCGGCACGTTAAACTGGACCGAGCTCATAGCATCGGTGGGAATCGTCTCCCCCCTCTCCCAGTAAGAAATATGTGGGGAGCTCTCGAAGTACGCGAAATCGTGGTTTCGGTTCGTCGCGCCGATGCTTAGGTCCATGATCTGACCGAGGCGGCTGTCCGCCTGGCGGTTGCGAATCGCCTCGTAGGTATCTGCGAACTCCGTGCGGAGCCCGTTTACCAGGACGTTGTTAGAAATTACAGTTGCCATTGGTTCTCCTAGCTATCCCACTTAGTGCCGTCAGCGGCGTCGCCGATAGACCACTCGGCCATCGAAAAGAGTTGCACGTCCATGTCGCTGGCGGTACGGAATCGCAGGACGAATCCGATAGGCGGGTTGGTGGTATCGACAACCGTTAGGTTCGCCGCGTCTGAGTCAGCGCAAAAGACCGGGTCGCCAACGCCTCCGGCATCCCCGCTAGCGACGGCCACGTGCATAAGCACGACGCCGCTCGTGTCGACGTAAGCGTGCGGGTCGGGGCTGTCGTCGGTCTCGCCCGTTAGAACCCCGTCGCCTGCGCGATCGACGCCGCCGATGACGATGCCGGCAAAAGTCCCTGCCCCGGACCAGTGGTCGAGCGACCCGGCGGCGGGATCAATCTGGACAAGCGTACCGGGCGCAACGGTCACGCCGTCCTTGATTGGAAAAGAGTCCCGGCCTGCGCTCGGGCGCGTCTCGTAGATTTTGGTCTTTGTTCTGTCGCCCATTGTTTAGCTCTCCGCTCCTGAATCCTTCGCCATGTTAAGGGCGACGTATCGTTCCTCGGACGTCCGCAAACCAGACCCGCGCAGGGTCTCCCATTCGCGGGAATACCGGGTGGCCTGGTCGACGGCTCCGGTGCCCTTGTCCTGGTATTGCATAGCGACAGCGGGCACCTTGCCGAGCTGCGCGTTGAATGTCTCGCCCCGGCCGTCCTCGTCGTCAGGCCAGACGCCAGCGGTCTTTGCCATGCTGTCGACGTAGTCCTTGAAGGCTTCGCCGCCGTGGCTTTTGTGAAACGCGACCATGCGCGTCTCGAGGTCCGCGCCGAGCGGGCGACCTTCGAGCCGCTTCATGGCTGCCGCTACGTCGCTCGTGCGCTGGTCGGATGCGTCGCGCGCATCGAGCCGCGCCTTGAGCGCCTCGTTCTCCCCGGCAATCGAGGCGAACTTGGCGGATAGGCTATTGCCGCGGCGCATCGCTTCGACGCCCGGCGTAACCGCGGGAGCTGGTTCCTCCTCCTCGGGTGCCGACTCGGCCGTCTGCGATTGGATGGCCGTAAGGATCGCGTCCATATCGGCGACGCTAATCTCGCCCGACTCGATCGCCTTTACCACGCCGGCCACGTCGAGGACTTCCTGCATTTCCTCGCCGTTGTCGTCGTCGTCCTTGGCCTTGTATTCCTTGTCCTTCGGGTCGTCGCCGTTCTCCGCGAACTGCGCCGTACGCGTCGCGTCGGCTGTTTCGGTTGCGATCAGTTCGTCGGTCGTCTTGTCTTCTGCCATGGTTCCCTCGCGGAAAAGTAAATGGGCGGCTGCGCCTTTCCTGAAACACGCTAACACAGGTTCGTCGTTTGTGCGCGCGTCCATCGACCAGGGGCGGCGGAATGTCGCATCTGCGACAGCCCCGCCGAGCTTGGTGGTCGCTGCGCGTTCGTCCACCTCGGAGACCATAAGCATAGGGAG